GAACCGGAAACGCACGTAGTCTTTTCGCGGTAGACTTTTTCGGACGCGGGTTCAACTCCCGCCGCCTCCACCAACTATATTTACCTTATAATCATACACTTACAAGACATTCGCTAGACGCGTCAATTATACGTAAAGTGCGATGTGGTAGGATCTGGGCATGGTCCATATCTTCCGTCGCCACGTTTCTGGCTGCGCGTACCATGCGAAGCGCACCGGTCAAAAGTGTTCCAAAAAACCCCCCTGTCCGATCCACTATGAGGGCGTCGACGGCCGCGGGAAGCGGGTCCGCTCACAAGCCTTGATCGACCCTCGGACTGGAAGCGGTGTACGCGACTGGTCTCGCGCGTGCGAGGTTGTGCGGGACATGGAAGCTCCGGTTCCCACGCTGGCGCCGGAAAGCCGCACCACAATTGCCGTCGCTGTCGCACATTTTCTGAAACTCAAGACTGGGAAGTCTCGCGACACGTATCGAAAGAGCGAGCGATTGCTGGCGACGTTCAGGACATTCATGGAGTCGGCTCCCCGGAGCTATCAATTCATGAATGAAATCAAATTCCCCGATCTGACCGATTTGTGCTCAAGTTGGACCGGCGCGAACCGAACGAAGGTCCGCGACCTTGGTATCCTCACGTCCTTCTTGAAATATTGCAACCGGGCAGATTTTACTCTAAAGAATATCGGCGAAGGACTCTTCAAAGTTATGCACTGGTCCGACGATTCGGGCCAGCGCGAACCATTCACCGCGCAAGAACTGGAAGCTATCTGGGCGGTGCTGCCGAGTTACCCGGACGAATACGGCCGACTGGGTGGGCCGATCGCGAAACAGACCGAGGCGTTCGTCTACTTGATGCGCTACACCGGGATGGATGTCTCCACCACGATGAGCTTGCCAAAGGCGCACGTGCGCGAAAACTCAATCCTGACCTATCGGCTGAAAAATGGTGCCGAAGTCTGGACCGTGGTCCCTGAGTGGGCGATCGCGACGCTGCAGTCCGCGCCGCATGACAGTGAGACATATTTTTTCTGGAGCGGGGAAGGAAAACCGCACACTCGCGCCTCGAAATGGTTCAGCCGTCTGCGGAAGCTTCTCGATCTCGCCGGGCTCAAGCACCGGACGCCCCATAATTTCCGTCATCATTTCGCGGTTGAGCACTTGCTACGTGGCACTCCGATTGAGGACGTTTCCAGATTACTCGGACACGCCAACATCGGCGTAACTATGAAGAGCTACGCAGCATGGATTAAGGACCGCCAGATTCGACTCGAAGGCCATCAACAGAAGGTATGGAGCGCCGATCCACTTCACCAGCGGATGACGGCGCCGACGGCGGGCCACCAGGTTCATTGAGGGAAAAATCATTCTATCGACGATTTGTTTGTGATAATCTGATCGAGGCCGCCTAGCTCCTGCAGGGCGACAAGCGGGAAACCCCTTCCTGCTGGCGGCTTTCTTCAAAGAAAAAGGGGATCGTGCAAAGGGGAGCGATGATTTCCAGCAGCCAAGAACCGGCGAAGTTAATTCCGGACTCCACACGTCGTATCGGCGAGGTTTATTCCAGCTTCGCCATTTCAAAAGATCGGCGCACATTCTTGCTAGCACTCTCCCGAGTGTTCCCGGAGTTTTGGGATGCTCTGCGAAACGAAGTTCTCCCGCACTTTCCGGCCGATGTATCAATTCACTCCATACGGCGCGGTCATAAAGACCGTGGGCTCGTTTCGATCGAGCCATCCTTCAGCGCATGGATCAAACGATTTCACATCCAGACCGTCGCGTGGTTACATCGAATCGCTTTGGAGCACTTGCGCACTTGGGCAGAAAATCCCACGGCGGCGCACGGATTTCTTGGATTCGGTTCTCAGCTCGAATATACCGAGGAGATTTGCTTTTGTTGGGAGCCGAAGTTGGAAACAGCAGCGGCTTTTCTTTCCCGAGTCGAGCGGCAGGTTAGAGCCCTATCGGCTTCCGCTGCGAAGTGTCCGCTCCCATTGTCCGACGCTCATGCTGAGTGGTTATGTCTCTATCAGTTTCGGGGTCTTTCGCCGGGCGATATCCAAAAGTGGGTGACGAAAAATAGGGACGATAGCCGCGGCACAACCGAAGATGCTTCGGTCATTCGGAAGGGCTACACATCAGCCGCGAAGCGTCTTGGTATCCAGCCTCGGCCGCCAAGGCGCGGACCCTCTCGCCGGAAATAGGAAATTTCCAAAAACGAAGTTTTCACTTTATCGTGCTCGTTCCTCGCCTTAGACTCATGGCGAGATGGCAAACGCACCAGAGAAATTACACCCGGCAGAAGAACCGATCTACACGCCCGAGGAAATCGCTCGCGCGAAACGGTTACACCCGGCGACGATTCGGAAGTTGTTCGTCGATGAACCCGGCGTGATCCGATTCGGGCATCCGGCGCACGGCCGGCAGCGTCAGTACTACACACTCAGAATACCCGCCAGCGTTGCGGCGCGCGTCTTCGGTCGGATGACGGTCGGGGACGGCGGCCGCGCTGCGTGAACGCTTCGCCACACTGCCGACTCTGCATCCGGCCCGCAACACCCGGACAGCCGTGCTGCGCGCGCTGTACGCCTACTCTGGCTCGCTGGAAGGCTGGAAAGCGGAGACTGCGACGGCTCGCGGCCCGGCGCCGTGTGGAAAGACTTGCGGCGCGCACTCGACCGCTGTGTGGGTGTTTATGAAAATACCCTTCGGTCGCTGGCGGAATTTCGAAATTGAGGACGTGCCGCAGGAATATCTCGCGTGGCTCCGCAAGATCGATTTGCGCGAGCCCCTGCGATCCGAGGTGACTTTCGAACTCAATCGGAGGAAACGGGAGCGGCAGGATATGGCGGCGGCGATCAATGAAAGATCCGCTGGACAATTGCGCAACGCTGCCCGCCCGGAAAATCTTGAGGTTCGTTCATGAACCCGCATCACCTACGGCCGCGGCGTTCAGAGGTTTCGAGCTTCTGGGCGCGAGTCGAAAAATTCGAGCAACAGAATTTCGAAGCCGCGCGGATCATTACCAGCGATCCAGGGCGGTACCCGTCGCCCGGTTTGCAGCACTGGGCGCAAACCGTGCTCTCGCGCGTTGAGCGAAGGCGGGCTGCATGACCACCAGCATCACCTTCACTCCGGGCGAAGTGTCCAGATATTATGCTGCGCGCGTCCCGGAGTTGAAGCAAAGCCGAGCCGCTGAGTGGCGCGGGCCGTGTGAGGTTCACCACGGGACCGGTCCTAACTTCGCCGTGAACGCGGAAACCGGGCAAGCCTACTGCCATTCGCAGTGCGCCCGCGGCTGGGATATTCTTTCGCTCGAACAGGAGTTGACCGGGGCGGATTTCAAGACGGCGAAGGCTGAAGTTTTCCGCCTGATCGGGCGCGACGATTCGAATAGCGATCGCTCGACGCGACGGATTGCGGCCACCTATGACTACGTCGACGAAGCCGGTCAGTTACTTTACCAGATCGTGAGGTACGATCCGAAGGACTTCAAGCAACGCTATCCGGACGGCGCCGGCGGATGGATTTGGAAAAAGCATCCGCGTCAGGTTCTCTATCACCTGCCGGCGGTTCTAAAGAATCAAATCATTTTCATTTGCGAAGGTGAAAAAGATTGCGAGACACTTCGAGACCACGGCTTTATTGCCACCTGCGAGGCCGGCGGCGCAAATGCGAAATGGTTGGATAGCTACACGCAAGCGCTCGCGCAACCAGTGCGGATCGAAGGCGAAGAATTCCTGAAAGAGGCCATCATCCTTCCGGACAGTGACAAGCCCGGCCGCCAGCGCGCGCTTCGGATCGCCAAGGCGCTCAAGGGCAAAGTTTTCGTGCGGATCGCGAGCATGGAGGATGAGCCGGGTATTAAAGACATCAGCGATTGGTTCGCCGCTGGTCATTCCGAAGTCGAACTGATGTACCTCCTCGAAAAAGGACTGACCCGTGAGAGTCGGTGATGCTGATGAGTTTCTAGATAGTTGGGCCACGAGCGAGAACGACCACCATGCAGCCGCGGCGCCGCAAGTCCTGAACGTCGCTGACGTGCTGGCTCTAGACGCGCCAGCTCCCTCGATGTTGATCGAGCAGATTATTCCGGAACGTGGCGCAAGCCTGATTGTCGGCGCGGCCAAATCAAATAAGACGCTGCTCGCCGTTCAGATAGGAATTGCTGTGGCCAGCGGAAATCCGTTCCTGGAAAACTACCCTGTGTTGCGCGCCGGCCCTGTTTTGATTGTCGAACAGGATGACCCAGGAGGCGCGGCGAGTTTGAAAACAATTCTTGGTGTGTCGCCTGTTCCTGTCGTTGATATTCCCTTCTTTCTCGCGCCGCGCGTGCCATTCAGTTTCGGATCCGAGCTACTCGCATGGCTCGAAGAACAAATCGTATCGCGCGGGCTTCACCTGGTGGTGCTCGATTCTTACACGTCGCTCAGGGGCTCACGCGGCAACGGCATCGACATCGTAAAAGCCGAGCAGCACGACCTGACGATGCTCGACGAACTAGCCAAGCGAGCGGGGTGCGCGATCGTGGTTATTCACCACGCGTCGAAAGGCGCGGCTACGCTCGATTGGGACTCTCAAGCGGCGGGCACGTTTGCCATGACCGCGAGCACGGAATCACAGATGCACGTGTCGAGATTCCGCGACCTCGACGGGAACGCTCCCGAGCGGCTCATCCGCGTCCGCGGCCGACACCAGGAAGGCTTGGAACTGGTGGTGCGCTTCCGAAAAAACACCTTGGACCACGAACACGTACTGGAAGGCGGCGCCGCGCCACTATTCCCGCTGATCCTGCAATTACAGGCCGCTTTCGGGGCTCAGCCCTTCGGCCCAAAGGAATTGGCGCACACAACGGGCGTGAGCCGCGCCAGCGCTTTCCGGCAGATCGACCGACTGCTTCGCGCAAATGTTCTAACGAAACGTGGCTACGGCGAGTATGCCCTAAACGAGGCGAAACTGTGATGGTTGAGACTCTGAGATACCGGGGACTCTTGAGACGCTTGAGACTCTTGGCCTACTCGCAAAGTGCCGCGTCTATTGTTCTCAAGAGTATAAGTCTCTCAACAGTCTCAACAGTCTCAAGAATCCCCTTTGTATCAATAGTCTCAACTAAGGGAATCGTCGAACATCGAACGGAGATCGCGAACTGATGCCCGCCGCGATCAGAACGAAGTGCGCACTCGCGGGTTGCCCGGCGCTCGCCACTTACCGCGGCCGATGTCAGGCGCACGCCCTGGCGACGGAACGCGCTCGCGGGAGCAGCTTCGAACGGGGATACGGTGATCGGCGGTGGAAGGAGTTTCGAGCTTGGTTCCTTCGCGAGCACCCGTTGTGTCAGGACTGCATCGAAGCAGGTTTCTTCGATCGGCCGACACGCGAAATTCACCACGTCAAGAAACTCCGGGATGGTGGGGAACGGTTGGACCCGGCGAACTGCCGTGGACTTTGCCGGCGACACCATCAAGAGCGCACGGCGGCGGGTGAATGAGTGACGAATCGAGCGATAGAGCGTAAATCCATGAAACCAAAGGGATGCCGGCCAAATTCCTCAACCCCTTCGCCTTTCGCCGACCACCGGGCGGGAAGATTGTCACACGTGCAATACCAACATTCGAAAGGTGCTTAGATGGGCAGACCGAAAAAACCGTTGAAATTGCATGTTCTGCAAGGCACTGCGCAGCCATGCCGCATGGAAAAACGGAAGGGCGAGCTCGAACTGCCCGGGGAAATTCCGGACGCGCCTGAGTGGCTCCTACCGGAAGCGCTGATCGAGTGGGGCAGGTTGACCAGTCACCCGCTGTATTCGCGCGTGCTATCGCGCGTGGACCGCTCCATGCTCGCCACGTACTGCCAGATGTGGGCGCGATTCGTTGATGGTGAGAAAACCGGGGCGCCGGTCAAGGCTGCGCACGTCGCGCAGATGAACGCGCTGGCCGGAAAGCTCGGACTGACGCCCGCCGATCGGACCAAGATCCGTTTGGAGCCAGAAGAAAAACCCCGCAACAGATTTTCAAATCTAGCGGGGAGGAAATAGGAAACCGTGGCGAAGAAAAACTTATTGGACGGCGGCCGAGCAGTACATCGAGGGCGTTGTCAACGGTCAGATTTTGGCGTGCAAATGGGTGCAGCTCGCGTGCGAACGTGCTATCAGCGACCTGAAGCGGTCGCGAACGGCCGCCTTTCCTTTTCGCTTTGATGTCACGCTCGCGGATAGAGTTTGCAGCTTCATAGAATTATTGCCACACGTGAAAGGCTCCAAATGGGCCGGCGATCCGATCCGGCTTCAACCGTGGCAGATTTTTATTCTCGGTTCTGTTTTCGGATGGGTCCGCAAGAGAAATGGACTGCGCAGATTTAGAACCGCCTACCTCGAATTGCCTCGAAAACAAGGCAAGTCCTGTCTAAGTTCGGCCGTTGCGTTGTACATGTTGTGTGAGGACGGAGAAAAAGGCGCCGAAATTTATTCAGCAGCGACCACTAGGGATCAAGCCAAGATTATTTTTAGCGACGCGCAGCAGATGGCCCGCCAAACTCCGGAACTCCGGGAGCACTACCGCTTGACTGTCAATGCACACAATCTGAACGTCATCGAAACCGGATCCAAATTTGAGGCGCTCTCCGCGGAAGCCGACACGCTGGACGGTTTGAATACGCATTGCGCCCTGATCGACGAACTGCACGCGCATCGAACCCGCGCGGTGTTCGATATCATCGAGAGCTCGACCGCGGCGCGCGCACAGCCGTTGCTTTGGATGATTACCAGCGCTGGCAGTGATCGCGCCGGCATTTGCTATGAGCAGCGCACCTACGTTACCAAGATTCTCGATCGCGTGATTGAAGACGAAACGTACTGGGGCATAATCTATACGATCGACTCACTCGATAACTGGCAGGACGAAGACTCCTGGAAAAAGCGAATCCGAATTACGGCGTTTCTATTTACCCCGACGACGTGAAACGGCTCGCGCAAAAAGCCGCGCAACTCCCGAGCGCCCAAAATAATTTCCTGACCAAGCGGCTCAACGTGTGGGTCTCTTCTCATTCGGCCTGGCTGAATATGCAAGCGCTCGAAAAGTGTGCCGATCAGAATCTAGACCTAGACGATTTCGCCGGCGAGACGTGCGTCATTGGTATGGACCTGGCCACGACAAAAGATATTTGCGCGCTGGCGATCGTGTTTCGCAAGGGTGAGGATTACTTCGCCTTCGGTCGCTACTATATCCCAGAAGAAACCATCGAGAACTCCGGCAACTCGCAGTACTCAGGCTGGGAGAAAACCGGCAAGTTGATCGCGACGCCCGGCGCGTCGACTGACTTCGCGGCGATCGAGGCCGACGTCTTGGCATTGGCGGCGAAATTTAAGGTGCGTATTCTGGCGAAAGATCCGTATCAGTCACATTTTATCGGCACGCGCATTGCAGAAGCCGGATTAGAAGTGCGCGACGTCAGCAAGTCAAACAAGCTGGTGTACAGCCCGGCCACCAAAGCGCTGGAGTCACTCATCCTCGACAGGAAATTCCATTACGACGGGGACCCGGTCATGACCTGGATGTTTTCGAACGTGGTGTGCCGCACGGACGCGCGCGAGAACGTGATTCCCGACAAAGATCGCCCGGAAAATAAAATCGATGTGGTCGACGCCATCGTCATGGGACTTGTCCAGCTTTTGCCCGGAGAGCTGGAGCCAGTGGAAGAAAGTATCTACGAACACCAGGGGATCAAATATCTATGAGCCAGCTATCAAAGTACCCACCGGACCCGAGCGAAATCTTGAGTGAGTTCGCACAAAAGCGCATTGACCGCGTACTCGCCGAAGGTTCGAAAACTCGGAATGCCGCGCTCCAACAATACAGGCATGACGATCCGGAAACGGTGCTCGCGCTCAGCGCTGCGACTTTCGATTACGCGTTCCAATTTCTATCGGCGCTGCGCGGCGAACTCAGGGGCGCAGGGGTCAGCAGCGAGCAACTGAAAGAAATTATGCGCGTGGAAATCCAAGCCATCTCGCTTTCATTGGAGATTGGCGACGCTGCGGAAAGCCAGCTAAACGAAATTCTGGTCGAGCACGATTGGGGGTGGTAACCATGGACGAAACAAACACTTTTCGCGCAGTGACCGACCGTGGGCGGCCGGATGACGCACTGGCCGACCGTGGCGCGCCCGATGCCGCATTGGCTCGCGAGCTCTTACCGGATGCCGCGCCCGCGATCGATTGGCCGAAGCTCACCGCGGAAGCTGGTTTTGGCCCGGATGAGATTGCCTACCTGGTCGCGCGAAAGATCCGGGGTATCCCACATAGCCAGATATCCGACGCCTTGGGCTGGTACGCGGCGAAAGGTGAGCGCGTCCGTAAGCGAATCGAGCGCGCGCTTTCCCGTCTTCGTCTGGCCGGCGGCCCGACGCTACCGCCCCCAGTCGCGCAAGAGGTAGAGGACGAAGACCTGGATCGAGGGAGTTCCCTGCGGCCGTTTTACATTGAACAACTCGACTCTGGACACCGGCTTTATTCGCTAAGTCGTTCAAACCGCTTGCTTCGTCCAGATCTCCCCATACGTAGGGGGCCGATTTCAAAAGGAAAAGTCATGAATCTGACACTCGAACAGCAGTTGAAAGAAGAGTCTGCGCGCCTCGGTCGCATTTCCGAGCGGCTTCATTCATCCCGCCTCGCAGCCGAGCAAGCCGAGCGCGAAGTGATGCAGGCGCGTGCCGAGCTTGCGGCGGAAATGACACATGCGGTTCTGGAAGATCGTGAGCCGGCGCCCGCGGCATTTGAGAAAAAGATCGGGAAGGCGGAAACCGCGCTCGACGCCAAAAAATCGGAGTTATCCGGCGTTGAAGGCGCCCTTCGAACGCAGCGCGAAAAGGTGCAGGCGATCGAGGGCGAAATTGCAACCAATCGACACGCGTCCGTGATCGCTCGCGCACGGCCGATGTGCGCCCGGCTGGTCGAGTTGCAGGATGAAACTTCGCGGCTCGCGCTGGCGATCAATATAGAGTTTGGGGGAGAGTGGATTCAGGCAGACGAGATTTTCGATACGGGCGAGCAGCCGGACACCTTGCGCGCGCGGTTCCAAATGCTCTATCAGATGAGCAATTTTCTCGGGACGCTCGCGATGTTCAATCCGCGGCTGCGCGGGGAGCTTTTCAAGAAGTACCCTGGCCGCACACCGGAAACATGGGCCGTCGACGCAGCGTGAGATAACCATGAACGAAGAAGAAACCCGGCCGACGGAAGGATATCTCAAATGCAGCCCGGAAGTGCTCGCGGAAATTCTCGCGGCACTGGAAGAGCAGCGGATCGTAAAAGAATTGGTGAATTCGGCCTCGGGAGTTCTGGAAGGAGAAGAAAATGGCACTGGGATTTAGCCCGCGCAATTCGGGACAAGAACAACTTCGGCGGGGCAAAGATGCGCCCGCGCTGATCTATCGTTCCGCCGCGGAATTCGGCTTGACGTCGAAGCCTAAAGCTAGCGGTGCGAAGCTTTCCGGTCTGGCGGTTCCGTACGGCGTCTTGAGCAGCCCAATGGCCGATTTTCAGGGCAAATTCAGAGAGGAGTACTTGCCAAATTGCTTTTCACGATCCGTGCGCGACGGAGATTTGAGGGTCTGTGTAGAGCACGATCGCGGGCGCGTGTTGGGTAGGCAAAGCGCATCGACGGCCCGATTTTGGGAAGAAACTGACGGGCTGCATGTAGAGTGCGACCTGCCGGACACGACGACCGCAAAGGATCTCAGCGTGAGTATAATCCGCGGCGATATTACAAGCATGTCGGCGGCATTTTTTATCCTTCGCGAAACCTGGTCAATGCAAAACGGCGAACGCGTCCGCAGCATCAGTAGTGGCCAACTGCTCGAGTGTTCCGTCGTCTCTTTTCCGCAATATCCCGAAACCCATGCTTCCGTCGCCAGCATCGGCGATGAAGACGACGAAGAAGAAGATCTCCTGATGGCTGCGTCTCAACGGCTTCCTGAACTCGCCATGCGATCATCAGCGCGCGTGGGCGGTGTGCTGACACTGGAAGTGTCCGATTTAGATCGAATGCGCCTAGAGATCCTTCGGCTTGGCTAAGGCCGAAACGAATTTGTTTTCTCGAAGTCGTTCATGTGTAACTCCTTTTAATGTGAGCACCAAACCTTCGGCGCGTCGGAACCTCGGCGCGCCCTTTTTTGAGAGCCGCATTGAAGTAACGAAATTAAGTTTTCCCGCTGTTTGCGTTCGGTCATAACGCTCTCCACAGCGGGGAAGGGCGCGCGCCTGGGACCTCTGACTTATCCCATTCAAGTCCCGCCGCGAGGCGCGCGCCAACACAACGGGCGCGTTGCCGGCAGTTTTGTTACCGGGTCTTTGAGCCGCCCGGTCCTTTTGTCTGCCAGTTCAGCGCGCCCTTTTGTTCTTGAAAGGTGAAAACCGATTTGATGTTTCTGCATATCGAAAATCTCGGGACCGACGTAACAGACCGTCAGCTCCGGGCGGCGTTCGCTGCATATGGCACGGTCCTGGAGGCGCAGATAACTCTCGATCCCAAGACAAGCCGGTCAACTGGTCACGCGATCGTGACTATGGATGATCGGGAAGCGATT